ACATCGTCATCGGCCAGAACGTCGACGCCAAGGTGTGGACGAAGGCGCAGGCGCAGGCCTACCTGGACCAGTCCAAGGACTACGGGAAGAAGGTGGACAACGCCCGCGACCTGCTACGCGGCGGGCTACTCGCCGACGCGAAGAGCCAGGCAGACGCGGTGAAATCCCTGATCTTGATTCTGCACACGCGCGTGGCTGCCGAAGCCCGCAAGGAGAAATGACATGAGCGCAATCGCACTCGCAAAGCTTCTGGACCTCGGCTTCACGCTGGCGCTCGCCGGCATCGAACGGGCCACCGCAGTGGAAAAGGTCCGCACGATGGAAGAAGCCGGCGCCTCTGCCGACGAGATCACCGACGCCCTGAAGAAGATGCGGCAGGACTCGGAGAAGGCGGCGCAGGCCAAGGTGGACGCAGCGCCGGACGCCTGAGCCATGGGCTTCTCGTTCGACACCCCAGGGCGGCGGTTCGACGTGAACAGGGTGCCCTTGATTGCGATAGACGGGGCGAGCCTGCGCATGCGCCGGTACGTCGGCAAGGAATGTACGCACGAGGCAGATTTGGTGGGGTACACCGCAGCCGATGCGAGGCAGGCGGTGGCGATGGTCGAACTGTTCCGCGAAGACCCGATCCGGGCTTTCAGGCAGTCGCCTGCAGTCGAACCGATTGACCAGCCGGTGCCGTCGGCATGAAGCGCGCCCTGGTTGCGGTGGTGGCGATCCTCGCCCTGTCTGGCTGCATGACTGTGTGCACCTGCACCCTCACCATCCCGCCGCAATGTCAGTGCGGCGGACAGCGATGAGCGACGTTGACCATGAGCGGCGTAGACGCTCCCTGACCGAGGAGGACGTTTGCGCGCTTGCCGAAGCGTTCCACGCCAGGCAGCCGGCGAACATCGCTGTCGAGCAGCACGTCGAGCATCACGCCTTCCTTGAATCGTGGATCGCCAAGGAGAAGCGCAAGCAGGAGTTGTACGAGAAGGTGAAGGCGCACGTCATGGGGTGGGGAATCGTTGGATTGATCCTCACGACCATCGGCGGACTGGGGGCGGCGGCGATTGAGTTCTTTCGCACCCACGTTCGATGAGGGCTGCAGAAGTAGAGAACGGACGGGGGACCGTCAAGATCATCCTCTGCGCAGGGCATGACTGTGCGGAGCGCGATAGCTGCGCTCGGTATCGAGTGCGCGGCGGAGAGTTCGGTTGGGCGAGCTTCGACTTGGAACGGAAGCTGTACGATGGCAAGCCGTGCCCGGTTTACGTCGAGGTTCGGCTGAGAAAAAGCAAGTAGCACGCACCGCCCTGGGGTTCAGCGTCCCTCGGGCCGGGTGGGTATCCAACGACGCGCGACGAGGGATCATGGAAGCACAGACTCAACAGGCCGCAAACGACACGGCACCCGACCCATGGGGCCAAGTCCGCCGCGGCGAAGCGCAACTCACGATGCGCGCGGTGCTCAGCCATCTGAGCGAGCCCTACTGCGGCGTGGACTTGGCCGATGGCGAGCTTGCGTCCGAGGGTTTCAAGGACGCCGACACTGCGGCCAGGCACTTCGAGGGCGCCTTGGTGGCCGAGATGCAGCGCATGGGCGTGGAGGTCCGCAAACTCGTCCAGGCCGGCGAGGACCTCATCCACGTCACGGACTGGGAAGGGCGGTTCGTCTGCCTGTTAGAGGAAGAACCCGCGCTCAACTCCATGTTCATGGAGACCGTGGCGATCTCCGGCGGCATGGCTGGCAGCATGGCCTCTGCCGGCGAGGTCGCCTGCGGGATCATCGAGGCGTGTGCGGAGTTGATGCGCGCCCTTCTTTCCGGGGCGGTTGTCGGCGCGTTCAACGATGGCGCGGCCGATAACGATGTCGTGGCGATCTTCCACGCCGGGCCAGAGATCGCGCACAGGGTCAGCATGCAGGATGGCGGTGTCTCGGCGCTGCTGAGGGTGAGGGGCGCGGTGTACGACCGCCAGGACCCGGAACGCTCCTACCTGCTTGGCGAGAACGCCGCGCGCATGGGGGATGGGCGAAAGCCGCTGCAGATCGTGTACACGTTCCCGTTGGTCGAGCATATCTACGGGCCGAACCGGCTGCGCTGGAAGGACAAGCGCAGCGCGCCGAGCTACGTGGTGCCGAAGGTAGTGGTGTCGTGAACGCGCGCCTGAGCGAGAAGTCGCTGGAGGACATCCTGATCGCCTTGGCGCAGGCCAAGGACGTGAACGGTGTGCCGGTGAATCTGCATCCGACGTATGCGCTGTCGCCAGAGTTTCTGGCGCAGTTCCCGCAGCCGGTGCCGTGGCCGAATCCGCCATTCACCTTCATCTTGAACAACGGGACCGGCTGACATGGCCCGCGACACCCTGACCGCGCAGCAGGAGCGCTTCGCGCAGCTCGTCGTGGTCTATGGTACGCGCCAGCGCGTTGCCTACCGCAAGGCATTCCCGTTGGCACAGGCGGCCGACAACTCAATCGACGTGCGGGCGTCTGAACTCATGCGGCACCCGAAGGTGGCGGCGCGCATCTCGGAACTGCGCGACATCGCCGCAGCGAAGCTCACCATGACGGTCGAGAGCATTGGCAAGCAGATCGCGCGGATCGCCAACCTGGACTTGCGCGACTGCTTCGACGACAAGGGCGCGTTGCTACCGCCTCACGAAATGCCGGAGAACGTGGCGCTGGCTTTGGATGGCATAGACGTGGTCGAGATGGCTGGCGGTATGCAGGTCACGGTGCCTGGCAAGAAGAATGGCAAGAATGGTGAAGCCGAAGAACCCGCGATCATGCACGTCCCGATGTACACGAAGAAGGTGCGCTTCAGCCGTGCCAAGGCCGTGGAACTTGCGGCGCAGTGGCGCAAGATGTTGGTCCAGAAGGTCGAGGTCGGCGAGCCCGGAGAGTTTACGAGCATGACCGACGAGCAGCTTGCCGAGGAAGAGGCGGCGCTGGACAAGGACCTGGCACTGATTGAGCGAGCGCGCAAACGCAAGAAGGTACAGGTCAAGGCGCACAAGCAGCTTGGGGCGTAGGTGATCGCGCTCGACGGACTGACGCCGGAGGAGAAGCACCGGCGGCATCAGTACATCCGCATGGAGCAGAAGCGCCGCGAGCGGCGCAAGGCACAGAAGAACAGCTTGATCCACTACCTGCGGCGTATCTGGCCGTGGTTCGTGGTCGAGGAAGTGCACCTGCTGATGGCGGGATACATCGAGGCGCTGGTGTTCGGCGCCATCGAGCGCTACATGCAGTTCCTCGCGCCCCGAGCCGGGAAGTCGATGATCGGGTCGATCATTGCGCCGAGCTTCTACCTTGGCAACTACCCCGGCGACAAGGTCATGCAGGCCTCGCACCAGAAGGAATTGTCGGTCGAGTTCGGCCGCGAGGCGCGCGACATCATCGTGGACACGGACTTCAGGGACATCTTCCTTGGGGTCACGCTCAAGAGCGATGCGAAGGCGGCGGGAAGGTGGCACACCAATCAGCGCGGCGCCTACTTCGCGGCCGGCGTCACTGGCGGGATTGCAGGCAAGGGCTGGAACTTCGGTAGCGCTGACGACCTGCTGAACGAGCAGACGGCATACTCCGACGTTGCGAACCGCAAGGTGCTGAACTGGTGGGGTCCGGGCTTTTACACCCGGCGACAGCCTGATCGTTCGAGGTTGATGCTGACCACGACGCGCTGGCGCAAGGGCGACATCGCGGGGTTCCTGCTGCAGAACGCGAAGACGAATCCCAGGGCCGACCAGTACACGGTGCTGCGGGTTCCGGCGCTGATAGACGAAGCGACGGCGGAGATCCTGAACGAGCATTCAGGCGATCCGCTACTGACCCCGGCGGTGGACGGCAAGCCCATCCGCTACAAGGCCGGGGACAGTTTCTCGCCGCGGCGGATGTCGAAGGACTTCCTGCTGCGCCAGCGGGCGAACATGAGCAGCCGGTCGTGGGATGCGCTGTACGACCAGAACCCCACGGACGACGAGGGCGCGATCATCAAGCGTGCCTGGTGGCGGGCGTACAAGTCCGGTGACGGCAAGCCCCCGAAGTGCCTGTACATGGTGCAGGTGTACGACACGGCGTTTGAGGAGAAGGAGATGGGTCTCACGCCGTCCGGCAAGAAGACTGGCGATCCAGACTTCAGCGCGCGCACGACCTGGGGCGTGTTTGAGCACACCGACTTCAACGGCATCGTGCGGCCGTGCGCGATCCTGCTTGAGCGGTGGAAGGACCGCGTTGGCTTCCCTGAGCTGCGCGAGGAAGCGTGGCGCGCGTACAGGCAGTGGAAACCGGACAAGGTTATCATCGAGAAAAAAGCGTCTGGGCATTGCTACTCTGAGGACACGCAGATATTGACCCAGCGAGGATGGCTTAGGTTTGATGAACTAGACATATCTCGCGACTTGTTTGCTACGCGCAACCCAATGTCCAAGCAGTTTGAATGGCAATCGGCCGTCGCTCAAACTCAAGAACAGTATTCAGGCCCGATGGTGAGATTCGGTTCTAGGACGGTGGATGCATTGGTGACGCCAAATCATCGGATGCTGGTGAACAGCCTTCCTCGGGCGCTTGGTGGAAATCACACTAGGAAGGGTGAGTTGTTGGTCGAGGCAGGGAAACTTGTGGGCCTCGTGGGCGGCAAAACGCTGATCCCAGCGACATCCAGATGGACCGGCGTTGAACTCGGGCGCCAACGGTTCCCGATCAGCGAGGAGGGGCGCCGAATGAGATTCGTTGGCGGGTCGAATCTCAAATGGCTAAATGCAGAACAGGAGGCGCGGCGCAAAGCGAACTGCGCGTTAGCGACAGAGAAAACGGTGGAGATGAGCGGGGATGACTACTGCGCCTTCATGGGGGCGTTTTTATCTGAGGGCTGGACGCGAGTCTCAAAACGCAACAAGGGCGCCGCGGTCTTTGTCTCGCAGAGAAAGCAAGGTACTGAAGCGTTCCTCCAGTTCGAGGCGTTGCTGTCCAGGATATTAGGTAGACCGGTGCGACACGATGGCGAGGATTTCGTGATCGCCAGACGCGGGCTTGCAGAGCATGTGAGGCAGTTTGGAAGCCGAGCATGGGATAAGTTCGTGCCAGAGAGCATTCGCAACGCTACGCCTCGCCAGTTAGCGATCTTCTGGCGGTACTACATGCTCGGCGATGGATCGGTGGCAAGTGGCATGCAAACGATAAGCACCTCTAGCTATCGTATTGCCGACCATCTAGTCGAGATCGCTCAGAAAATGGGTTATTCGGCTAGCTGCAGCAAGAGACCAGGCCTAACTCGCGACCGGATCATTTGCTCTAACAAGCGAGTGACTTTGGCGGCGAATTGCAAACCACAGTACATCATTCGCTTGCGCGTAAGCAGGACTCAGGCTTTCAGGGCCGAATATCAGCCGTATAGCGGGATGATCCATTGCGTGCAGGTTCCCAACGGCGTCGTGTACGTCCGCCGCAATGGCAAGCCGATGTGGTGCGGGAATTCGCTCCTGCAGGAGATGCGCCGGCGCAAAGTGCCCGTGCTTGGCGTGACGATCGCCAAGGGCGCGTCCAAAACAGCGCGGGCGCATGCGGCGGCCGTAGTGCCAGAGCAGGGCTGCGTGTTCTACATGGCGGCGCAGGGTGGGCTTGTGGACGAGAAGGGCCTGCCACTTCCGATGCCGTGGGCCAAAGAAGTGATCGACGAGATGACTGAGTTCCCGTTCGGCGACTTCGATGACATCGCGGATACGTGCGTGCATGCGTGGCTGTGGCTGCGCAGGACGATGTGGGTGGAGTTGCCGGGCGAGACGCAGCAGGAACGTCTTGCAGAAGAGATCGAAGAGGAGTCGGCTCGCGGTGTTCAAGGCGAGCGGAACTTGTTCGGGTGAGTTCAACCAACAGGAGAACCAGTGATTAAGCCAACCGTAGGGCGTGTGGTGTGGTACTGGCCGTTAGGCAAGGCGCAGAAGGACGCTGGCGAACAGCCGCGCGCAGCTCAAATCGCGCATGTCCATGCGGACAGCGTTGTCAACATCGGCTTTCTGGACCAGGACGGCGTCTCGCGGAATGCGACGAGTGTGCTGCTGATGCAGGAGGGCGACGATGTCTCGAATCTTGCCTCCTTCTGCGAGTGGATGCCGTACCAGCAGGGACAGGCCGCGAAGACCGAAGCCGCAGAGATCGCTGAGGTGGCGGCTGCGGCGCGCGCGCTTGGGCATAGTTCGTACTAGCAGTTTAACTAGGAGAACGACCATGCAATCGAAATTCGCGGAAACGGCACAGCATTTCGGCCGCGTCGCCGCTGCATTGCTGGAAAGCGGAGCAAGGAAGGCGACGTTGTACCTGTCGCCGAAGTTGACGGTGAAGGCCTCGGTGCCGATCTACGCGCCGCGCGACAAGAAGGGCGTGCGCAAGTACCCGAAGAAGGTCCACGACATGCGTAGCACTCGCGTCGAGATCCTGTTCACAAGCGGGGCGCCGAACTTCGAGGAACGCCTGTTCATCCGGCAGTGCGTCAAGGCCGGCGAGTCGTTCCCGGTCAAGAAGGTGCAGTTGAAGTTCCTGCCGGCGCAGGCGTGACCGGAGAACGCGCATGAACTATCAAGAATTTTTCGACGACAACAGCATCAAAGTGGCGCGCAGCGGTTACGCCAGTGCGTTCGATCAGTACGACCAAGCGTTCGCGACCCTAACGTCTGGCGGACCAAAGACTCCCGGCGAGGAAGTTCCGATGTTGTTCAGGACACCGGAACTTGCGTGGGCAGCGTTCGAGAATAGCCTGTTGGTATGGCTGAACGGGCGGCGCAATGTGCACATCCGCATGCAGCCGACGCTTCGGACCATGGAACTCTTCCGGTTCGATGGCCATGCTGACGAACCTGTCGGTTCCTACTGGTACTGTGTGCGTTGCCGGCTGACGGCTTATTAATGGCCGCAAATCCGCAGGACTACCCGTTCATCCGCGAGCCAGAGGATGACGGCGTTCAACCGCTGCCCGTCGTGGACATCGCGGATGCGTCGATGCCCACGATCTTCGATGGCACGCGCATTACGGAGCTGGAGGGCGGGGATGTCGAAGTGGACTTCGACTACGACGGCTCCGAGTACGGCTTGCAGACGGGCCCGCGCGCTCCGGCCGAGGCTCAGTTCGGCGACAACCTCGCAGAGTTCATCAACGAGGCGGAACTCGACGGCGTCGCCCTTGACGTGATCGATGGCGTGGAAGCAGACCTGCAAGCCCGCGCGGAGTGGCTGTCGCGGTTCAGGAAGGGCATGGAACTGCTTGGCTGCGTGGAGTCGAGCGCAAACCTAGGGGTGCTGAGACACGCCAAGGAAGTCAACCACCCCATCATCGCCAAGGCTCTGGTGCAATACCAGGCGCGCGCGATCGCCGAGGCCTTCCCGCCAGAGGGCCCGGTGAAGGCCATCGTGATCGGCCGGCGCACGGACGAGAGGGAGCAGCAGGCCGAGCGCGTGTCCGGTTACATGAACTACCAGCTCTTGCATGAAGACCGCTCCTACTACTTCGAGGCCGACCAGGGTTACTTCTTGCTTGGACTTGAAGGGTCGATCTTCAAGAAGGTGTACCGCGACGCCTTGGTGGAGATGAACGTGAGCCGCTTGGTGATGGCGCGGGACTTCATCGTGCCGTACTCGGCGACCTCCCTGGAGACGGCGCCGCGCTACACGCACCTGCTGCCGTACTCGCAGAACGACGTGCGCAAACTGCAGCGCAACGGCTTTTACCGCGAGTGCGACCTGTCGCTGCCGAGCGGGGAAGAGGATTCCGAGCACGACCAGGCGGTCGAGGCTCAAGACAAGCTCGAGGGCAAGACGCCGAGCGATGCTCTGGACAAGGACAAAGAGCACCGCATCTACGAGCAACACGTCGATCTAGATCTTCCGGGGTTCGAGGACAAAGACGAGTTCGGCGAGCCAACGGGCGTGATGCTTCCATACATCGCCCACGTCGAGCGCGACAGCCAGAAAGTGCTGGCGATCTACCGCAACTGGCGCGAGGACGACGCACGGCGCAGGAAGCGCGTTCGCTTCACGCACTACAAGTACCTGCCGGGCCCGGGGTTCTACGGCTTGGGACTGGTGCACATGATCGGCGGACTTGGTGCGGCTGCCACCGGCATCCTGCGACTGCTGATGGTGACGAGCGCATTCGCCGGTGCTGGCGGCGGGTTCAAGACCAAGGACGTGAAGATTCCTGGGTCGGTGGAGATCGAACCAGGCGTTTTCAAGGACACCGAGCACACCTACGAGGAGTTGGAGAAGGGCTTCTACCAGCCGGACTTCAAGCAGCCACCCGAGGCATTGTTCAGGGTCCTGGGGCTTTTGGTGGAGGAGGGCGAGAGCTTCGCATCTGCTTCCGAGGCGATGACGGGCGACGGCCCGCTCACAGGCCCGGTGGGGACGATGGTGCAGGCCGTGGAGCAGGGCTCGAAGGTGTATTCGGGCATCCACAAGCGCAGCCACATGGCGGCGGCCGAGGAGTTCCGGCAGTTGGCCGAGCTGAACGGCGAGTACCTGCCGGCGATGGAAGGCTATCCCTACGAAGTCGCGGGGGAGTCGCAGATCATCTACGCCGAGGACTTCGGGCCGGCGGTGGATGTCATGCCGGTGTCGGATCCGAACATCTTCAGCGCGGTGCAGCGCATCGCGGTGGGCCAAGCCCTTTTGCAGTTGCAGAAGGAATACCCGGACATGATCAGCCGCAAGGAAGCGGTGAAGCGCATGCTCGCGGCGCTGCGCGTGCCGGATTTAGACGAAGTACTCGTAGATCGCATGAACATCCCGCGCGCCGATCCGGTGAGCGAGAACGCGATCATCCTCATCGGACGACCTGTACGAGCCTACCCGGACCAGGACCACCAGGCGCACATGGCGGTACTTGCGCCTTTGCTGCAGGACAAGAACATCAAGCCGGAGGCTATTGCCGCGGCGCAGGCGCACTACGCCGAGCATCAGGCCTACCACTGGATGACGCAGGCCGCGCACGCCATGGGACTGCCCATGCTGCCGGTGAACCTGCAGGCCGAACCAGGCGAGCCGATGTCGATGCAGATGCGGCCCGAGGTCGAGCTCGAGCTGTCCAAGCGCGCCGCGATGGCGGTGAACAAGCTCATGCCGCCGAAGGAAGACCCGGAGATGGCGGAAGTGAAGGGCAAGCTGGCGATCGAGGACGCGCGCATGAAGGGCCAGTTGAAGATCAAGGCGGCCGAGTCTCAAGCCCGCATGCGCCTGGAGCGCGCCGAGGCGATGTACAAGTTGGCATTGCAGCGCGAGGTTGCGTTCGCCGAACTTTCCATGAAGCGAGAGCAGGGCATCCTCGGCTTGCAGCAGCAGGGCAAAGCCGACGACGCCAAGCGCGAGCAGGACACCCTGAGCGCCGACAAGGACCGCGTTGTGAAGGAGCGCCAGTCTGCGGAGAAGGAACTGGAGGCAGCGATCAAGGCGCTCGCCGAGGGGCTGGATGTCGTGGCCGGCATGGCCGAGAAGGCGTTGGGACAAGGAGGCCAAAGTGTCTAGCAGCTTCATTGACGAGACCCTGAAGGCGCTGCGCGCGGAAGAGCAGCAGGTAGCGCTCGAGACCGGGCGCGGCAAGCACGGCACTGCGTCCGTGGACGTTGCCATGTACATCGGCATCAGCAAGGGCCTAGCGAGGGCGCAGGACATCGTGACCGAAACGGCCAAGCGAGTAGCCAAGGAGAACGACGAGTGAGAGCGCCGGAAGTCGAAGCGTTCGTGAACGAAGAGGATGTGAAGATTCCCGATGGCGTGCCGCAGCCGCAGCTCTGGCGGATGCTGGTGGCGCCGGTGAGGCCGCGGCGCGAGACGAAAGGCGGGATCATCCTGGCCGACGAGACGGTGGACGCGCAGGACATCCTGACTTACCTCGGCAAAGTCGTGTCCTGTGGGCCGCTGGTGGGGAAAAAGCCGGAGTGGCCGGCTGGTGCATACGACATCAAGCCAGGCGACTGGGTGGTCTTCGGTCGCTATGCGGGGCAGAAATTCGAGTTCAAGGGCGTGAAGCTGCTGCTGATCGACGACGACGCGATCATGGCGAAGGCCGACGGTCCATCCGGATTTAAGGTTTACATCTAGAGAAGAAAACCACGAGCACGCATGACCGTGAGGTTGTCCTTGGTGTGCTTGGATATGTTGCATGTGGCGCAGAGCAATTGAAGATTGTGGCGCGTGTTGTCGCCGCCCTTTGCTAGGGCTTTGATGTGATCGACGTGGTAGCGGATTTTGAGAGCCTCTTCGCAGATCGCACACTTTCCGCGCTGCAGATTGAAGAGCGTCTGGATGTCGGCGGCAGTGTGCTTGCCATTGGCACCTGACTTTCTGGCACGCCTCGTGCGTTGATGTGTAGCGCGATGGCGTGGATGTGCTATGCGCCACTCTGAAGCAAGTGCTTTGAGGCGTTCGGCATTGGCGCGGTAATAGGCGGCGTCGCGTCGTGTGGCAGCTTCCAAATTCTCGTCCCTGTATTTCTTCCGCTGCGCTTGTGCGCGAGCTTTGTTCTCTGCGTACCACTTGCTGGCGCGCGCACGGGCTTCAGCTCTGTGCGAGGCGGTGTACGCATCGCTTTGGGCTTTGAGTTTTTTGTGGTGGGTGATGTAGCGCTGACGCATGTATGCGTTCACGCACTTCTTGCAGACGCGCTGCAGGCCATCCTTTTCTGATGCCAATCGGCTGAACGGGCCGGTGCCATTGCATTTTGAGCAAGTCTTCATGGGTGAGTGCTGATTTTAAGCGCTTTCTCTTTTTTTCCGCGTCACACGCGGCGGCAGTCGGCTCCGTCAACTCGCAAGGCCGGCACACACACCGAGGCGCATTCCGCGTTTCCGGGA